AATCGCCTCGCCGTCTTCACTGAGTTTGAAAGTGCCCCGGGCGCGCAGGATGATGTCCTCGGCAGCCTCGGGGAGCGCGCCGGCCTTGATGGCCGCAGCGCGGATTGAATCAGCCAGCACCTTGTCGCTGTACTTGGCAGCGAACTGCTCGGCCTTGTCGGCACGGGCTTTCTCGGCGGCCAACTTAGTGTCGTAGTCGGTGCGCAGGCGCTCGGTACGGCGGGTAATGACCTCGTCCAGCTTGCCCTCGGCAATCAGCTTGGTCTCTTCATCCTGGCCAACCTTCGTCAGCAGCCCTTTCACGGCGGCGATGTCCAGCCCTTCAAACTGGGACTTGAAGCCGTCCAGCTCGGTTTTGGTGGTCCGGAGCGAGCCAAGCAGCTCGGTATTTTTGTTCTTAAGGCCCAGGGTCGCAGCCTCGACAGCTGCAGCAATGGCGGTCTGAACTGCCGGGTCTTCAAGATCAATCTGGTTTTCGTCTGCCACTTGGTGCACCCCTTGGGTTTGGTCGGCCCGCTTTGCAGGCAATAAAAAACCGCCCATTGGGCGGTTTGGTTTGAATTCTGTGTTTTATCGGACTATCGAGAGCCCGCGCATGACCAGGTAATCGGCGAATTGCGTCCTGCTCGGTGCGTATGGCGGCGGCCGCATGCGCAGCCCTGGCGTATCTCGGTTGAGCCGCGTGCGCCGGCCATTGGGCTCAGTGCAATGGGTTGGCTCCTCGATCTGGAAGCCACGTTCGGCAGCGTATAGCTCGACGGCCAGCCGTACCTGGCCCCATTCCAGCTCAAAGGGCACGAATGTCTCGGAAAGCGTTTGGTATTCGATCTTGCAGTCACGCCGAGGCCAGGCCATTGCCTGTTCAGGCATGGCCTTGCGCCCTTTCCACTGGCGACCATTGATGTCGGCCGCAGCGCGCAACAGCAGCTCGACCTGGTCAGCCTCTGCTTCAGGGATCAGGAACCCGTAGTAGTCGCGGTAGAAGGTCAGCTTCTCCAGCGGCACGAAGCTATTCGCGCCTGGCCTGCCCTTCCCGTCCTCAAGGATGATCTGCATGTGCTATCTCAACCTGGTTGAGCGCCGAGTGTAACGCCTGCTCGTGTGAACATGTCAGGCTCTGCTTCCTTCAGCTGCGCCAGCGTCAGCGGCTTGAACGACTTGTCGAGCTGCAGCTTCGCGAACTTCTCCGGCGTCAGCCCGCCATCGCGGAACAACTTGCCCCGGACCGGCCCGAGGGCGTGATCCTGGAAGCTCGCCGGTTGCGTTGCCAGCCATTCGTAATAGTTCAGGCCGGCGTCGACCTGAGCCCCACCGTTATCGCCCACCGAGGCGCGCGTGGAGTGCTTGGCGAACATCTCCGAAAGCCTGGTGGTCGGAACCGTGGTTGAGCGGCAGTTGATGTGCGCCGGTGGCAGCGGACCTTTGCCCAGGTCGAAACGCATCCCATCCAGGCCCTTGCATTGCTGCGAGGTCTTTCGGTCGAGCGTCGACACCCAGCGATAGCCCAGCACCACGTCGCTGTTGGCCTTCAGCGTCTCCATTCGCGCCGTGGTGGCCACATGCTGGATTGCCGTCTGCACCACGGCAGCAGCATTGCGGTTGCTCACCGCCAAGACGCCATCCGTGAAGTTCTGCGCCGCGGTACCGCGAATCGCCTGGATGATCTGGGCATTGGTCTGGCCCTGGCCGAAGCCGAGCCGGATAGTGTTCGTGACGCGCATCGTCTCGGTCCGCGTCCAGCCGCTGACGAAGCTCTTCAGCAGCTTGCCGCCGTCGATGCCTTTCACCTGCAGCGGATAGGAGAACACCGCCGCGCGGATTACCGTGTTGGTCGGCACCACCGCGTCAATGGAGAGCGCATTGCTCAGGCTTTTGGCCTCAAAGCTCGACTCATACAGCGCGATGTCGACCAGATCGGCCTGCACCAGGTCGCCGTAGGCCTTGTAGATCTCCAGCAGCTTGCCGTCCACCCGGGCCAGGAACTGCTCAAGGCGATCCCGGCTGTAGGTGGTCAGCTCCTTGCGGGTGAGTTGCTCCCGCACCAACGTGTCGATCTGGCGCAGGTATTTCTCGAACTTCTTGACCTCGCCGGCCTTAAGCCGCTCCAGCATTACCGAGTGGCGGGTCGTCTGCTCCAGCAGTTGGCTGTCCGCTTGTGCCTGGTTTGTCGATGGCATCGTCTTTGTCCAAGTTGATGCCGGCCGACTCGCGCTCATCGCTGATCAGGTCGGCTTCGTCTTCGTATGGGCGGTCTGGCAGCTTGCCTGTCGTGAGGTACTGCCAGTAGGTGTCGGCGCTGATCGTGCCGGCCATCACACCCTTGAGCAGCTCGGCGAGCACCTGGGCATCAACCACAGGGGTGACGAACTCAGGGTTCACCTTGAACTTGACCTGCTTGGGGTCGTAGCCTTTCCACTCTGCGGCGTACCGCAGGCCCTGCTCCACCGCCTCGGCCACTGTGATGACGATGCTGTGCAGCGTGGAGTGCTGGTCGTTCTGGCGCGTCTTCCGCGCCTCACCCGACTCAGTGCCGGCCACGTCCATGACCTTGGCGCCAGCCTCAAGCGCTGCGTTCTTCTGGTCATCCATGGCTTTGCGGTTGGCTTCAATGCCGGTGCCCTTGAACTCCAGGTATTCAGCCTTTCCGTTCAGCCCAAGATCCCAGGCAGCGGATGGACCGGTTACGCTCAACTCCACCGCCTCATCCAGACCCGACACCCACGGCTGCGGATGACTGGTCTGATGCAGAGAGCTGAAATAGTCAGCGCTGATTTGATAGGACTTCAACGCGGCCCGCGCCATGGTCAGCAGCGGCACCTCGTCGACGTCCGGCGAGTTGTCGGTCGAGCCGCAGTAGATCACCGGCAAATAAGCCAGGCCTTTAACCAAGCGGTTGTCAGTGCCAGTGGTGCCAAGCGGCTTTTCGTCCTCGACCAGCTCACCGCCTTCATTCCGCACGGCGGTGTAGCAGACCTCGTTGAGCATGAAGAACTCACGGAAGACCGTATCGCAGTCATGGCTGTATCGATCGCCGCCCTTCTTGCGGAACTCGCGGAACACAGAAAGCACCAGGTCCTGCCGGCCGCCTTGATCAGCAGTGTCCCAGTTGATGGCGTTGCGGGTGGCGTACGTCGAGAAGTACGGCTCGCCGCTCTCGTCAATGTTCACCACCAGCGGCACCCGGCCGTGGGAGATCGCCTGGCGCACCATGCGGAAGAACAACTGCTTCAGGCCGAAGCCGTCGGCCGTGGCGTTCTCCTCCAACCCCTTAAGTCCAGCAGGAAGCTCGATCTCCGGAATCAACCGGGAGACCAGGCCCATCATCGAACGCAAAGAGTCGCGCACCCAGTGCTCGTACTGAGCCCGGTTCGTGTAGTTCTGGTAGAGGTACTTGTTACCCGCGCCATCCAGCTTTTCAGCCTCAACCATACCGCTCGGCTTGGGCAGATTGCGCTCGTTGCGCTTTACGGCGCACTCACCCTCGAGCGCGTCGTCCATCATTTCCCACTCAGCGATGTGCGCGTCGTAGTCGGGGTTTGTCGATTGCACTGGCATCAGGCCAAGCCTCCAATTCGGCGTGTTCCGCCTGTGCGTTTGATGCACGGCCACTCAACGTCGATGCAATAGCCGATCGCCGTGGTGATGTGCTGGTAGTCGTTTTTCTGGTCTTCCTGGAAGGTCGAGCCCATTTGAAGCTGAACCGTACTCAAGCCCTTGTGACACCAGGGAGCGGTGACAGGGTTGATGAACAAGCTGGTTTCGCCAGAAGCGGTCAGGATCTTCGCTCGGACGGCGTTCTGCCGGTCCTTGATGGACGGGTGCGCCGGCTTGACCTTGCGTGTGTACGTCCAGCCATTGGCCTTCAGCACGCCCTCGATGTCGGTGTAGTCGGATGCGTGACCGTGCTTCTCGCCTGCCTTGCCGGCGGGGTCGCCGTAGATCAGGACGTGCTTGTTTTTGTGATCCTTGAACTTGTCCACGAACTCCGCAGCCGACTGCTTCGAAACGGCGCTGATCAGCACAATCTCATCCAGCAGATAAAGGTCTTTGCCATCGTTGCGCCGAACACCGATGGCAGACGACAGAGGCGTGAAGTTCTGGTCGTGCATCCACATCAGTTGCTCATGCGGCTCAATGGCTGCATCCGTGGTGTTCGCCTTGCTGTAGTCCTCGTAGATCCGGCCAGACGCCGTTTCGAACGATGCTTCAAATTCCTGCTTGAACTGCTTGGCCGACATGGCCCGCTTCATTGCGTCCATTACGTCAGCAGGAAGAATCTCGGCCGACTTCCAATGGAACACCCGGAAGTTCGGGTCATTGCCCGACTCCGCCTGCATGCACAGATCGTAGTAGTGGTTCAGGCCGTCAGGTACGCCGAGCAACCAGCACCAGGCCCGGTAATCCGGCATGGTCGGGTTGACGGTGTTCAGCGCCGGGAGAATGTTTGCCTCCCAGGCGTCCGGCTTGATGTCGGCGAATTCGTCGATGCCACCGCCGGTCCAGGGGATACCCTCAATCCGCTGGGGCTTGTCCAGACCGATGACGTGAATCTCGCTACCGTTGTCCAGGTAGATGATCAGGTCGGACTCGGACGGCCGGCGACTATGCATGCAGCAGAGCGTGAAAGCCTTGAGGTCATCCCAGAAGATTTTCTTCGCCTGGGCATGCGTTGGCGCTGCCGCGAAATACATGCCGGTGTAAGTCGACGCCTGCTTCACCACGAAACGCTTGAACCGCTCAGTCTTTCCGCTACGACGGCCTGCGGGCACCAGTGGAAAGCGAATTCCTTCCGACACCGCCGCCACCAGGGCGAGTTGCACTGGGTGATCCTTCAGTGGGTACCAGCGGGACAGCTGGCGATCAAGCATCAGGTTGCCGGTGTTCGCGATCATGACGGCAGCCTCGCGATCAAATCGGCCAGCAGTTGGGCATTTGAGTTGCCGTCGCCCTTCTCTATCAGCTTGAGCTCGGCCTTACGCTTCTCGATCTCAAGCAGCTTGATTTCTTCATCCAGCGACTTGTCAGGCTCAACGCGGCGATTGACATAGACGTCACCCGTCTCTTTGGCTGCTTGCTCGTAAAGCTGGGCAGTCAGCGCCAGGTTGCGCATGTTCTCGGCCTTCTCGGCCAGCCGCCCAAGACCGCGAAGTCGGTACGCGCGATTGGCAATAGGGATATCGGTTGTCTCTTCACGGAATCGCTTGCGAGCAGCGTGGAACAGGTCCACCCAGGTCTTGCCAAGCTTCTGCCCGGCAAACTTTGTCGGGTCGTGCGTTTCGCATTGCTGGCGGGTGATCTCGATCCCGAATTCTGTCTTGACCGCTGCTACCACCTGGGATGGCGTATCGAAGCAGGCCAGAGCCTGAACGATGAAGGCTTTGACCTCGCTTCGTAGTACTGCCATATGGTTGTCATCCGTCAATACCTGTCATGGAATCAGGCCGACTTGAGCAGACAGGTTCCGCAGGCCCTCGATATGTTCAATGTCCCCACCTCAGCAGGACTGTTTGCAGCATCCACCAACGCTTGAACGTCAGCGCTCGCACCGTAGCGGCGGACGACACCGACGAACTCTTCCACGTCGTGGCCCTGCAGCTTGATCTTCGGTGCGCCGTCTTGGGTGAATGCTGGTTGACCGTACTTGTCGGTCGCATGAGCCAGGTGATAAAGCTCGTGCTCGATCAGCGCGCAGAACTCAAGGTCGCTGCACTCGGCGCAGTAGTCGGCAGCCAGCGTGATAATGAAGGCCGGCACGTCGCCGAACCAATCACGCATCTGTTGCTCCATTCGGGCTTTCTGCCAACCGCCGGCGCGGAACGCTACCTGTTCGGCCTGGCCCAAGACTGTCCTACCTTGCTTGGCGAAGCTCGACGACGCCCACATGATCCGGATGTCTGCATCCAGTAGATGGGCATGGTCTTTGTTGTGGATGCTGCCGGTGTCGGCGAGGATCTCGGCTTGGAGCCATTCCCACACATCGAAAGCTGGAGCAAGGCGAGTGCCGAAGTCGGACAGATCCGACAACTCAAGGAGTGACGATGGGGGGTATGGCCTGTCCATGGATCACCTTGAGCTTGAAAAAGTGGCACTTTGCCGGTATTGATAAGAATCAACTCATCGAAAGGGATTCAAGATGTCGGATGTATTTTCTGAGGTAGTAAAAAATAACTCCTCCACTGTCTCACTGGCTAAGCGCGCAGTGGCCGTGGCGGCAGCACTTGAATTGATCAAGACTTATGCTGGAAGCACTCACCCAAAGTTCAGTCTAACTGAGCAAATGAAGTTGCTCTCCTCGCATGCGGACCAGATCCAAGATGCACTGAAAGTGAAGTAATAAATCCGTGCCGCACTCACCTGCGGCACACCTACCCAACCATGATTGCGGTTTGCGAATGAGCTTGCCCGTGCAGCACCGCGACGATAATCCCCTGTGGGAGACCGGCAGCCTTGGCCGTGTCGATTGCCTTGGCGATGGCGCTATCCAGATCGACCAGGGCCTTGTTGATGTCCTGGCTCATCGGTAGCGCGTGGCGCAGGCGGGTGACGTTGCCCATCAGCTGAATGGATCAGCAGGCTTCGCGATAGAGCGCACAAACCACATGAAGCCTTGTTGCAAGTTCGTCTTGGCCAGTGCAAGCAGGCGCGGGTCAACACCTTCAATCTTGCCGATCTGCTTGAATAGCTCGCCCGCATCAGCTTCCAGATCCTTGATGGAGTTCATCCCGTCGATTTCGGACTGGGTGAGGTCGCGGTAGCCGGTGATTTTCTTGTGCTGGTTATCCATGGTGATTCCTCATGATTGCGCGCCACGATTTGGCGCATTCGAAAACGTGGCGCGGATTACTGCTATTGATTCGTCAGAATCCACTACCCTTGATCGACGACTTGCGGCAATCTGCGCGCCTCATCTCTAGTCGAGTCCACGTCATGCCAACTGATGCAGCATCCGCAATGTTGCTAGCACGAAAGAATTTCAGCTACTTGGCGGAAGCCAGGGACGAAGCGCATCTTGAAAAACTTACATTGGGTGCTGGCGGATACAACCTTTCGCTGATGACCGCCGGTTGGATAAACCAGGAACAGCTGGATCAATTGACCGCGGAACTCAACATCGCCTGCGACTCCCGAAGTCGCGCGCTGCGCCCAGACCAGTAGACCGGAATGCTACTTGCCCCGGCGCTCGATACCACCAGGTGCCTTGCCACAGTGCAGGCAGTGCTCGCAGTTCAGCGTCCGGCACAGCCAGGCTTTAAACGGCTTCCAGTACGTGACCATGAAGATGTGCCGGGCACCGGCCAGGGCCAGGGCGACGTGCAGCGTTAGGCCGGCGGTGGATGGCCCGAAGAAGATGCTCTGGCTGCGCGCCATAACGACAAAGCCGCTAATGGCAATGGCCGAGTAGATCAGCTTCCCGAGAATGCCGTCCCTCACCTTCCCGCTCAGTACGCACCAGGCCGCCCACAGCGCGATAAGGCCACAGGCGATGGAGCTGATCAGTTCAAGATTCATGGTGGATTGCCTCCCCCGAACCGCTGGCGAATAAGCGCCCAGAGGTCAGCGGATTTAATGGCTCGATTGATGGCAGCCAGGAGCGAGCCGCCGAATGCACCCAGCAAGAAGCCGATGCCGGCGACGATCTTCGGCTCCGTCACGCCAAGATAGGTGCTGACCATGCTCGTGAGGTAGATCGAACAGGCCATACCGGTGATGAGGAAGATCATCCAGGCGCGCCAGTCGTTCAAGTCGTCCTTATGCCACCAGCTGGCGATCACAGCCCCAACAAGGCCCGCAATCAGTAATTCGAACCTGTCGATCTTGTCGAGCAGGCGCTGTAGATACTCCATGCGCTCGACTCCGTGGGGCATGTTTGAAATAGGTCAGCCCCGGCGGCACTCCCTGCTCAGGGCGAAGGGTGTGGCGGGGCTGAAAACGAAAAAGCCCCGCACGACGGCGAGGCTTTGAATAATAGCGGTGCATCAAAAAGGCCCCGCGAATCTGCGGGGCCTCTTATTGCCTTAAAAGACGTTATTGAACGTCCAATCCTTCATCAGCCACTCGCTCGGACCTTTGTTCGTGCCGGTGTCATAAATCAGCTTACCTGGGCGAGGTTCAGCAGTCGGCGTAAAGCCGAAACGAGCCCACATAGGCACGCCGTCTACAGTCACGATGTTGCCGTCATCCTGCACCTGCAGGTAAGTGCGATCTGCCCGCCCTTTCTGCTGCTTAACAGGGATCCAGCTGTTCAGTGCGATCCAGGTGCGGCTGTTCACGCGGTCAACCAGAATCGCCCCGCCTTGCATGTAGAAGCAAGTGACCAGATCCTTGTTAGGGCGGCCGTCCACGTACGTGTAGGGCACGGTGCTATCTGCCACCCAGATTGGGACGCCGTTATCGTAGAGTCGCAGATTCCCGTCGGCTTCCAGGATCAGCTTGTATTGCTTGCTCGGCGACTCCAGGTACTGCCCTACAAGCATGAAGTTGCGTGGAGGCAGCACCGAGCTGCCATTTTGTGTAAAGGGTACGATTCGAAAGCTATCACTGGACATGTTATTCACCTTTAAGTTGAACATTTTGTGCGGAGGATTCCGCTTTGATGTCGCTCAAAGGCGATTGCTCGAGGCTCGCGGCCTTCACATGATTCAACGTCCCGCATCGGGAACATTTGATCTGGAGCTCTGTAAACCCCCCCGTACGGGCGAGAAGTCTTTTGCAGTTACCGCATCTGAATTCTTTCAACATCTGCAAATTCCTTTTGCTGAATCGCCGTTCCGTCGGCAATAGAAATCCCCGCCCTAGGCGGGGCTTCATAAAAATTTTAGTCGCTTGAAGTTTGAGGGACTGGGGCCTCGTCGATGCTGATGCAGTGCTCAATGTCCGTTATTTTCTTCAGCGCAAGCTCGGCCGTTGAATAAGCCCCGAACATTCGGCCCTGATAAAAAAACAACCCACGCAAACTGAATATCCGCGTTGCCAGCCTGCCCTACAACCAACTTCTTGAACCGTTCCGCCAAGTCGTCGACATGCATCTATGCCATGCCACGCAAAACCATGACGCTCTCCCAGTTTATAGTCGGAAGCTCTATTTCCGACCTTGCACAAACTGAGCGCAATAAAAAGCCCGACATATAAGCCGGGCCTTGAAGTGTAAACCCCTAACGCGCAAGATCGATAGGATGGATAAATACTATCTCATTTTCTCACTCAATGCAACATTTTTGGGTGACAGAATTTTGCTTATAGCTCCGCCGATTAAAATCTATCCAGGGCTCTCCAAATTTCTGCCAACACCCGTTCGAACGGCAAAACAGTCGTACCCGGGGCACGCGCCACACGTGTGACCGGGTCTAACCTATTGGAGCGATAGGTAAATGGAGTCGTAGGTCTGCAGGGGATCTGATACCGTTTAGCCACTTGGTCGTGATACACGAGGTTAGTCATGGACGTAAATACCCACTTCCCTGAGTACGAAGCAGAACGCTTAAAACGCGTTGAGGCCCTCTGCCCGCAAAATGAACAAGACGACGAAGTCTTCGAAAAAATGATTTCAATGACTTCAGAATACTTCAATGCACCCATCGCCTTGATTTCTATCGTGGAAAAGCACCGCCAATGGTTCAGAGCGCGGATCGGGATCGACCAGCAAACTACACCTCGGGACGTTTCGTTCTGCGCACACTCTCTACGCGACAGGAAGGCGTTAGAGGTTTTGGATGCGCAGAATGATGAGCGCTTCAAAGATAACCCCATGGTCACCGGCGCGCCCTTTATTCGCTATTACGCTAGCGCACCACTTCTCACAAGCGATGGTTTCTCTCTGGGTAGCCTATGCATAATAGATACTTCACCTCGAGAACCAATGAGCAAACGAGATGCAGCAATGCTCGTTTATTTCGCTCAGCTCGTCGTCTTGCGGATTATGGGTTTACGTTCCCGTAATTTTATTGATCAGCCTACCGGACTTTTCAACCGACTTAGACTGGAAGAAGATATTCGACTAGCAAGCTCTAGTGGCATTCAGCACGATCTATTTGCTGTGGACGTAATATCTCCAAAATTTTTGAATGACGTAGTAAAAGCGCTCGGTTACAGCTTTTCTCAAAATTTAATGCTCAACGTCAAGGGTAGACTTCAGTCCTCATTACCTAAGAATTCTCTCTTGTACAAAATCAGTCCAACGCGTTTTGGGTTTCTTTTAGAAGGTGGCCAGCCGGTGGAAGGTCTCTGCCATGAGATTCTTTCAAATTTTGACGAACCGGTTGATTGTCAAGGAATCCCAATACTCATGCAGACAGGTATTGGAGTATTGAAAATCGCCGATGCAAAAGAGAGGGACTGGCTACGGTTAGTGGTAGGGGCAGCTGATGACGCCAGGGTTCGAAACTTGGGCTGGGCGATGTATCAACCTGAGTTGGACGCAGCTCAGCAGCGAGCGTTTGCCTTACTGAGCTCCCTGTCTGATGCAGTTCGATCTGATGATCAGCTGAGCTTAGTTTTCCATCCAAAAGTCACATTACCTACTCTAGCATGTGAAAATGTTGAGGCATTGATCAGGTGGGATCACCCTACACTCGGGCCTATCAGCCCTGCAGAGTTTATACCACTTGCAGAGAAAACTGCGTTGATGCATTTAATTACCTTCTGGGTACTTGAGGCCGTAGTTAACCAAGCTAAGGAGTGGTTCAACAAAGGTATTGAATTACGAATCTCCATGAATGTCACTGTCAGTGATCTTGAGAATTCTAAGTTCGTAAATAAAATTACAGAGTATATAAACAACGGCGCCCTTCAGTCGAAAAATCTAGAACTTGAATTTACGGAAAGCATGCTCATGTCAGATCCGAAGACAGTTATTGAGCAGCTTGAGCGCGCCCGTGCGTTAGGCATTGAAGTTTCCGTGGACGACTTCGGTACTGGCTACAGCAACTGGACATATCTAAGGCAACTGCCTGTGAGTACGGTTAAATTAGACCAGTCACTAATCAGCAACCTCAACACGAACGAAAAAGATAAACGGCTAGTTAAGACACTCATCGAGCTTGCTAGAGGATTAGGCTATAGAGTCGTAGCAGAGGGCGTCGAAACCCAAAGCATTCTGGACCTAATCACGCTCTGGGGGTGTTCAGAGGCTCAGGGATACCTGATAACAAAACCCCTGAAAGCGGAACCATTAGAAAAATGGCTGGAGCAAGGTGGTTTCAGCGCGGCATGTGATAGGACTAGAACGCCAGGCACCGAGCTCTTGTAGTCCATCAAAACCTGTCGGGGGGAAGCCTTTTACCACCTCCCGCCCATCTCAAAGCTGATGTCGTACAGGTCATCTGTCCAGTTCATTGCCGCAGCAAATTATGATGCCATGACGTTCTCCATTAGCCCCTCGGCGTCAAGAATCTCTTGAGCGGCCATCAGCGCCTCATTCACCAGGCCATCCAAAGAATTTCGTATGGATGAACGCCAACGATACCGAGTTGACTCTGGCTTGCCGTCATTGTCCCAATTCGCAATGTCATACCAGGCCGCAGGGAGCACCGTGGCGGAACGCTTGCCTTCGGCACCGGCCACCTGTGGAATCGCCCAGGTCAGGACTGCACATTCACGGAAGCGCTTCGGCGCCGGCGTCTTTACCGAGCTGAGCAACTCCAAAATAGCGCCGTGTTTTCGCTCCTGGTGCGTCGAGTACTTCGCCACGAGTGCGCGCCAATGCGCCGGGGTGAGCGCCTTGTGCAGCCGGCCGAACACCCAGCAGTCTTGGAGAAACGCCGCCTCCTTGCCGACGATCTCCCCCTTCTGCTTGGCGCACTGCACCTTGGGTTCGAAGTCGCAGCCGCCGGCGGAACCTATGGTCTCGGCCGCGAGCGCCCGAACTACTGCTGAAACAACGTTGCGATAGGTCATGCGGCTTCCCCTTTTTTCAGCTCTCTGGTTTTTGCGCGGTACTTGGCCTTGATGGCCTGCAACTGCTCGATGGTGTAGCGCTGGGGCTCATGAGGCCCTTCCAGCCAATCCACTTTGTCGGCGCCGATGCGCCTCACCAGCTCCAGCCGGTAATTCACGATGTCGCCCGACTTGTGGTTGTTGCACGGCGCGCACTGGCGCCACACGTTCAGCGGCTCGAAGCGAAGCTCTGGGTTGCCACCGACGGTGCGGTAGTGCCCTGCGTGCCATTGGCCGTTGTGGTGCCGCCCGCAGCTCACACACGGCAGACCGACGTCCCGTTCGCGAATCCACGCGTTGAAAGCTGTTTGGGCTTCCTTCATGTGCTGGGCGCGCGTCTTGATCTTCACCTTCGCCGCCCGCAGCTCCTTACGGCCAATATCGGCCAGCGACTTACGCGCTTTGGCCTGGTTCACGTCCTTGATGGCCAGGCCACACTTCGGGCTGCATACGGCCTGGCCCAGGCGCTGCGGCGGGAAGCTGATGCCGCATGCCGGGTTCTTGCACTTCTTCGGTTTGGGTTGCTTGGCGATCATGCAGCCTCCTTGCTGAGTAGATCAGTGAAAACCACACCTTGGCCTGTGAAATAGGCTGCGATGCGGTCGGTGTAATTGATGCCCTGGGCGCGATTGAACAGGCTGGTCACTGGGAAACCGTCGGGGCCGAACAAATGGCACTCGCCCATCATGGCCAGCTTCGTTTCGTAGGGCAGATGGCGCATGACCCGGTACCACTCGGCCTGAAAGCCGGCGTCCTCGTTCAGCAGGATCTGCACGCCGAAGTGCAGCTTGCAGTAACGCCGGGCGTCAGCCGCGTCACCGATCTGGGTCATTTCGGCGATGCGCTTGTACATCCCGAACCACAACCGATTTTGGTCAAGCGTGCGGTCCTTGCCCGGGCGCAGGGAGACCACCACGAACTTCTTGTCGCGGTACATGGCGCTCAACTTGGTGATAGCCTCAGAGAGCTTGGCCTGGCAGTTCACGCTGATCTTGTCGGTCATGGCGCCGCCCTCTTCGCTTCCAGTTCCTGAGCTTGCTTGATGAGCATCGCCCTGCGATCCGCCAACTCATTTGCCGCGTCAATCCGCATTTCGGTTTTCCGTTCGGCACTGGCCTTGCGCATTTCCAGCATCGAGGTTTTCACCAGTTCCAGCTTCTGCCGAAGCTCGGGCTCTGGCCGTGTGACGGTGCCAGTGAGCAAGCCGGCGATGGCGCGACCGTCCTCAGTGATCGGCTCGACGCTCAGGTCCGCCAGGTACTTCTGGGCGTGTTCGCGCGGGATTCTCTTCAGCTCCATTGCCTTGGTCACAGCCTGGATGCGGCGGTTGGAGTCGAAGCCCACGGACACGTGCCAGTTGACCGGTTTCGCATCCTCGCGGGCCTGGCCCACGAACCTTTGGTAGGCGTCGATGAACGCCATGCGCGCACCGATTTTGTCGCCGCCATCCAAGATGGGTTTCGCAGCAGCTAGGGCCAGTTGGATCTCGTCGGTCAGCACCACGGTTTCGAATTCGTCGTTGGTGGTCATGGCGATAGCCCAGGCCTCATCCTTTCCGGGACGGCCATCGGAGGACTGGACTCGCTGCAGGATGTCAGCCATTGCCAACTTGCCCTTCACCTCGAAGCGGCAGGCCTTCAATGCGGCTTTGACGACGGGCACCGGATACGCGCAGAGGTCTTCAGCCATCATCGCGGCAGTGCCCGGGTTCATTTCCTGGCCCATGGCCTCGGCGGTGGCGCAGATGGCGGCGGCCAGCCCGGCAACCTGCTGGTCATTCATTTCAAAGGTATTCATTGCGGTCACCTGCTTGGCGTTTGGCCAGAACCATCTGGGCGGCCTGCTCCGCTGCGGAGTGGTTCGCCTCTGTCCGTTCCATCTGCCGGGCGGTTGTGCCGTTGATGCGCTGCCCGGTCACCCACTGGGTGTGATAGCTCTCGGCGTTGGCCAGCAGCTCGTTGAGGCTGTGGCACTTGCGCAGCACAGCGGCATCGCTGGTTTTCAGGAAGTGGGCGGCGACGTGGTGGGCGACATCGGCGCCGAGGCGGTCGACCAGTTGGCCGAGCTGGCCGCCGACTTTGGCGTTCCATACCGGCCAGGCGCCGTAGCGCTTGCGGTAAGCCATCGCGTAGTTCGCCCAGACCTTGAAGGTTTTGCAGGTCTGGTCTTTGGGGCCCGGCATGTCGGCGGGAATCTCGACCCGGGGAGTATCGGTGCGGTCAACCACCAGCACCAAGCCACGGGACTGAGCCGGCAGAACCGCGGCGGGAGCCGGGGGTGTAATTGGTTCAATGACGGGTTCCATGACTGGTTCAAGAGAGTTACTGATTCTGGGTGCAGCTGCTGCACTACCCCCTGGTGCAGGAGATTCACTAGGGGGTGAACCTGCTGCACTACCCGGGTGAATCTTCTGCGCTACCCCTGGTGCAGGAGGTGCACCACCCCCGTCGAGGGTGAGGAAGTAAACGTTCGACGAATTCCCCTTCGGACCACCCTTCCGGATTTCCTTGCGCAACAGTCCCGCCTCACACAAGGCTGTGATGTGATTCATGACAGAGCGCTTGCTGATCTCACACTGGTCGGCGATATGCTGATAGGACGGCCAGCACTCGCCTACGTCACTGGCGTTGTCGGCCAACTTGATCAGCACCAGCTTTCGCAGAGGATTACCGACGCGAAGCTTCATTGCGGCAACCATAAGGCCCATGCTCATGCTGCACCTCCGGCGAACACGCGGAAATCAATCGTCCGCACGCCCTTCCAGCTATTGCAGGACATGCAAAGGGTCTGGAGGTTGCCCAAAGAAGCCTCTCCACCTTGGCTTTCAGGTACGACGTGATCAGCCCTCAAGCGCATCAGCACCGAGCAGCCGCAGCGCAAGCACGCGTGACCGTCGCGGGCGAACACGCGAGCACGCAAGCCAGAAGGGATTGGTTTCTTTTTCGTCCCGCGCCGGGGCGGGAGGACCGGCGGTTGGTGCGCGGTGACGTGGCCCATTCGGTCCGGGTTCCACTCACAGCCTTTTTCGGTGAGTCGGAATGCTTCAGGGCGAAGCTCAATCAAACCGGCCTCTTCCAGGGCCTTCAGCATGCGGTAAGCGGTGTCCGGTTTATCGGTGAGCAAAGGCAGCTCCTCGATGATCTTGGCCTTGCTCAGCGCGAAGAAGATCCCGTCATCAGTCTTGATTGGCTTGGTCCAGCTCGGGCAGCCGTAGACGAAAGCGAACAGCAGGGCCTGCTGAGAATTCAGCCCCCACTCCAGCGCCTTCACCTGGTTAATCGTGACGGTGTATTGCATGTCAGGCCTTCCCGACCTTAGCGGCCAATTCATAGAAGCGATCCACGTACCAGTGAGGCTGCGTCTCGCGGGGGCATTGAGGGCTGGTGAGGTTCTTCCCGTAGGCCATGCCCTTCTCGGTCACAGACCAGAAGTCGACCATTTCCTGCTTGGAGTTTTTGCGCTGCAGGACCTTGAGGAAGCCATGGGTCTCAAGTGCAAGGTTGAAGGCGCGGGCGGTGCTGGCGACGGCGTTCTCTTTGATAAGAGCGGTGATTGCCTTGGTGGGCATCGAAGAACCCCCTGCAGCGTCAGAGGCGGCATCAACGGCGTAGCCTGGGAGGAATTTTGCATCCAGGCCGTTGTTGGCCGCGATCTTCGCAAGCATCATCATTTTGCTGGAGTTCGCAGGCTTCAATAGGCGGTCAAAGCATTCCAGAATGGCCAGCTCGCCGACGATTTTGGAGTTGTTCGGGCCTTGGGCTAAAAAAGTGCCGGTCTTGCGGATACTGGGCAGGACCTGGCCAACCACCCACTCTTCGAACTTCTCGGCGGCCGGCAGCTTGGACTTCATCACCAGCCGGTACAGGTCCCGCTCCGGGATGATGGTCATGAAACCACCACCCTGTTTCGGGGTAGTGGTCGCAGCCTTGCAGTGACGGGCCACGGCGTTCTCCGGCTTGGAGTAGCCGAGGGCGTCCGCTACGTCGCGCGCGATAAACCACGGATCGCCGAGCTTGTCGGTGATGACCCTGATTGCGGCGCCGTCGAAGTCGAACGGAATCACTGAGGAATTGCGCGCCACGTTTTCAGATCGCGAAAAACGTGGCGCGGGAATGTTGGGGCTATTGATCGATTCTGTGTGTTGGTGCATGATTCGCTCCAGTTGTTTACTGCTGTTGAAAAAGCCGACCTCGTACGTCGGCTTTTTTTGTGCCTGTGATTCAGGCGATGGATTTCAAATTCGGTCGGGCGTCCTTCATCAACTGCTCCGCCTTGCGCCCCAGCTCCCCCGCCTTCGCTTCAACCTGGCGGCATTGCTTAGCGAACGCCGGCAAGTGCGGAAGGTCCAGTTCGCACATGACCTGGTCGTCAAACACTTCGCTGCCGGTGTCGATCACATCGCCGAGCGCACGGATCAGCGCGCCGAAGCTTTTGTTCGCGCATTGGTCGCTGGTCATCTGGCGGGCGCCGGTCAAGCCATGACGGCTCGCCAGTTCGTTTACGCAGTGGTCGCGAAATTCAGGTTCAAGGGCGTTGACCCACGACTCCTCCAGCCAGGACGGCATTTCCTGATCGCCGGACAGCCAGCGCTGAACACGCTTGAGCCAGCGGCCGGTCGCCTTCACAAAGTCGAACACATTGTTCTGCAAGGTCAGCGCGGCAAAGTCCGGCACCTCTTTAGCGACGGCCTTCTCTGGGCAGGACAGATGCAGCTCGCGGCTCAGCGCCTGGGCGAAGTCGTCCTGGCTCAGGCTGGTGCGTGCGATCTGGTTTGCAGCGTGGGCGACCAGCACCTGATCACGGGTTTGTACGGTGTGTCTGGAACTGGACGTTTGCATGGGGTCTGCTCTCTTCTAATCTGGCTTCAATGGAGCGGCGGACAGGGACGTCGCTTAGGCGGCCATCTCGGCCCATGGAAACGACGGACAAAGGGATTCTTTTTTGAAAGCACCTCCGGTCAACGCCTCCGCTCGCTTGGCAACCACTGGAGACATGCCGTGCTTCTCGCGAACCCAACCGGAAACGGTGCTTTGATCAACCTTGAGCTTTTCAGCCGTGACCTCCTGAGTGCCGAAGAAGGCAACAAGGTCCTTATAAATAGTGTTCATGCTGACCCTCCATACGGGAATACCCATATAGTAGTTTATGGGAATACCGATTTGCAAGGATATGGGAGCACCCGTAATACTCGCCGGATGGAATTCAAAGATCGTTTAAAAGCAGCGCGCCGGCACGCCAAGCTCAACCAGGGCGAATTGGCCGCTAAAGCTGGTATCACGCAGACGTCAATTTCTGACCTTGAGCGTGGAAAATCGAAAGCCACCGCACATGTCGTGAAGATCGCCGACGCATGTGGGGTGAGCGCCAAATGGCTCTCAGATGAGATTGGGCCAATGTTGGCGCCTGGGTCGACGTCCGGCTCTGGTGAATCGAACGTCTCCCCCGTCGCGCAACCCACCAAATCATTCCGCTACCCGGTAGTGAGCTGGGTTGCCGCCGGCGCCTGGGCGGAAGCGGTGGAGCCATACCCAGCCGGAATCTCGGACACCTACGAGTTCTCAGAGTACGACTCCAAAGGCCCGGCGTTCTGGCTGACAGTTAAAGGTGACTCGATGACGGCGCCCGCTGGCCAGAGCATTACTGAGGGCACACTGATCCTGGTGGACACTGAGGCTGAGGTCGCACCAGGTAAACTCGTCGTGGCGAAGCTACCGGACAGCAATGAAGCGACATTCAAGAAGCTGGTTAGCGACGGCGGCCGGCTGTTCCTGAAACCGCTGAACCCGAGCTACCCCATTGAGGCAGTGGACGAGAAATGCCGGATCGTAGGAGTGGTAGTGCAGGCTCTCCAGAAGTTCTATTAGCATAACTACCCGCCCATCGTAATAGCCACAGTAAATAACAACGACATAATGGACTGATAGACATGATGGACTTCATAACAAAATACCGGACACTTGCTGAGTTTTGTTATTTCCTATCTTGGCCAGTGACTCTGCTCGCAGCATTAGCAGTGATCTACCAAATAATAGAGTTTCGAAAAGAAGCTAAAATCAGATTCACTAGAGAAACGATCAGCACCACACTCGAAGTTCTAGATCGAAAAATAAAAAGCATCGAGGCTCTTTGTCACGAGGCTTTTTCAAAGCGCGGAGTTATAACACATCCCAAAGATAGTTTAAAAATATCAGGATTTTGCTACGACAAAGTTATATGTGATCCGGAGTGGATGGAGTGGTACAGCAGCGATGAAGCAGTGCATTTCAGGAACGACATAATCACTATCCTAAATGAGTTCGAAACCCTCGCTAACTATATATACTCTGGAATCGTTGATGAAGATATATGTTATGACCTCGAATCATACTATGTGCTATCAGTTTTCGAGGATTTAATTATCTTTATAGCTTTGAATATCGAAGAGGAAAACAGTCGTCTTTACACAAATCTCGTCAAGCTTTATTTAAACTGGACTCAGAGAGTCGCACTGGACAAAACAACAAAAAATCATGAAGAATTGAGCCAGGCGCTGGCAAGTATGCCAAAACCTAAACCGCATAAAATTTTAAAATAATTGCCGCTGAAATTTTTACATCCACTATTCTTGTAGGCAGAGGCAAATGGTGGGCGCGACGACATCCCCTCAATAAGCGGACAACTAGGCGATATCCGTCTTTGGCACATGACGCGTAGCCGTCCCGATCGAGATCAAGCCCGCCAAGCGCGGGCTTTTTCATGCTTGCAAAGAAGTCCAATCAGCCTAAACATGCATTTATGCATAAAACCTTTTGCTGCCCTATTGCCAAGATATGTCGGTGCAAATACTGTGCATGCATACAGCATTCGAAAGGACCGAAGCATGAACCAGGCACCCTACTCCGCATCAAAGATACGAAATTCCTACGAGCTTGTTGGCCGCCGCCTGCAAGGCTTGATCGCCTCTCCTCGGGTCCAAAGGATTCAGCTGGTCGAGGTATCCAGGCGAGACGACGAAAGCCCTGAAGCTTGGCGCCAGGTCATCCAAGACATCGGCGAAACCGTCGGTATCAGGATTGAGCACCTGGATGACGGTGCTGTCAGGATCGGCTGGCGCGAGTACTGCGATTCCTAAATGAGCCCGCCAGTGAGCGGGCTTTTTATCGTCTCCCATAAAATATATGGGATTACCCATTGACGATAAATATGGGATTGCCTATATTCATCTCCATCGAGACGCCACAGCGAATCGTCAGCAGCGAAAGCTGCACCGTTCTTTAGCGACACCCCTTGCCGGATCACCACCGGCCCAGATTCAAAGGCAGCGATGGACCGGCCTAAACGGTTCAGAGGGTTGGCAACTGACCCGGGCGTGCAGCGTAAAGCGCCAAGAACAGTTATCCAGCGGGAGAACAAGCCGA